TCTTAATGTCAGCTTCTTTCAGCATCAATTCAGCAATCTTAACCCGCTTGTCAAACTCTTTTGAACCAGCATCATCTTGGTTTGGCAGGTTCTTGGTCATTGCCGCCATGTTCTTGGCTTGCACTTCTTGGGGCATCAACTGAGCCTCAATCGACAACTTCTGCGCTTCTGCACGATTTTGTTCAGCTTGGGTTGTATTAACAGCAATCTGAGCCTGTGCAGCTTGCATAGCCAACTGCTGTTGCATTTGTTGCATTTGCTCTGCTTGCGGGTTGGGCTGGCTCATCTTGTCCAACTGCTCCATCAGTTCATAGCGGTTGGTCAGTGAAGAATTAGCCAAAACACCCTTCAGAATTAGTGGCAACACAGGAGTGTTAGGGCCAAGAGTCTGGAGCAAACCAATAAACATCTGTTGCTCATGCTCACGGGCAATGATCCCCAGAGTAGCAGTGGGAATGAAGGTCATGTCCACAGATGGGTAACGCTCTGGGTCAAACTGCATATACCTGAAAGCCGCCTTTTGAATGAAGGGAATCAGGAAGTCTTCTTGGAAGTTGACCAAAGTACGCTTGTACTTCTTGATGATGGTGGCAACCGCCATAGACATACCGCCTTGGCCCATGTCTCTAGCACCAGCACTGACCATCCCTTGAGAATCCAAAGTTCCCGTGGATTGCAGGAGCATTCGCTCGAAATCCTTGGCGGTGGCTAGGTTGTTGCCATCAGTCTGCCCAAACTTGAAGGGATACAGAATCTCTGAAGGTGCGCCATTGGTGAGAATGGCTTTCCCAGGCTTGACTTCAAACTTAGCACCACGGGGCAGACGGGTTGCATCCATTGCAATCATGGGGCTGGTGGTCAGCGCCAATGAATCCAAGTGAGAACGAATCTGAGCATCAATAGCCTTTTGCATATTGAAGGCTTTTTCCACTGTGCCACGCCCAAGCAGACGATTGGGAACAGTGTCATCTTGGTAGGTCAGAACAGGACGATCCTTCATCATGTAAGGATTTGCCTCTGCTTTGAGCAACTGCCCATCATTGGCAATTACGACAATGGCCTCAACCATGTCTGAATATTCTTCAGCAGCAGAACTCTCAGGGAACAAATCAACAATATTCTTGTTCTCTTCAAGGTTCTCTAGGTACTCACGGGGAACCAAACCATAGTAGGTCAGCAAAAGCACCTTTTCATCCTGGTACTGGCTCACCTCTTGGGTAGGTTCTAAATCAGTCTCTTCATAAGTGGGCGTAATGTCTACTTTGCGGTAGATGCCACGCTCAATGCCTTCAACAATCTTGTGAATACTTATGTATTTCTCTATCGCCACCCCCATACAGTCATCGACTGAGGTTCCATTGGGGTCAAAAAGGAAGTTCTTTGGATTTACAGGTGAAATTCTGACTGAAATACGCTCTTTTTCCACTACGCCAATGGCGGCTTGGCCCATTTGCCCAGGAATTGCCTGAGTAGAGGGTACAAACTGCTTTTCAGTCTTAACGACAATCTCGCCAATGCCTGTGCCGTAGATTTCTGCCATCAACTCAATGGCATCAATGGATTTGCGAATCTTGTCCCGCTTGAAATCCTCCATCAACTGGGCTTTTAGGACTCCAACATCAATGGGGTTGTTGTTCACATCCCGAATATCGTCTTGAATGTCAAAGAACTCGCCTTGACCAAAGATAGCTTCCATGATCTCAGCATGGCGAGTCTCTACAGCTTGTTGGGTGGCAGGGGTTACGATGCGTGAACGCTCAGACTCACGGGTTTTGTCTTCAGATGCCCACTGACCACGAAAGATTCGCTCGTATTCCAGATAATCAGGCAGGTAGTTGGTGTCTCTCCAATCACGCCAGCGGTTGCAATGGTCAGTAACAAAATCAGTCAGGTCTTTATCAGCCTGTGTAGGCTCATAAAACTCATTTTGCTCTAGCTTTTCTTGCTTATCTGTTGCCATTAAACCCCCGATATGATGTCTACAGGCTCCCACTCTTCATCTTCTTCGGCCTCAAAGTAAGATGTTACAGCCAATTGGTCAATATAACTCAAAGCATCAGGAAGGTCATCATGTACGCCATTGGCAGGAAACATCAAGAGTTGGTCAGTGAAGTCATCCCAATCTTCCTCTGAGTTCAGCACAATACGCCCATGCTCAAACCGCCCTTGGAGACTCCAGATGATTCTGTCTGTCTTTTTCCTGTTGCCATGCGTCAAGTCAACTATGTGCGAATATACATTATTTTTCCGCATCAGGTCACTGAGGTAGGGCAAAACAGCGTTTTTAAGTGCCCCACGCTCGATTCCCACCGAAATTGGCCTGTAATCCCGCATCTTCATCAGGATTTTGGCAGCAGTTTCCCGAATGTCCCACCGCCCATGGTCAATCTCTTTGACAAACCACTTGCCATCATCAGTGACTTTGACCACTGCAATGGCACTCTCATCTAGTCTTTTTTTCGCGTTAGCAGCTTGTTTAGCCACTTCTTCAAATCCTGCCAAGTCGATTGCAATGAAGTAACTACCATACTCAGGTTCCACACCATATTTGATCCAATCTTCTTTAAAAACATCGCTTCCTGCGTTGTCAAAGGATGCCAAGTATTCCTGCTTGAAAGCAAAGGAACTTAGCGTCTTCTTGGCAGACTCAATCTCAGTTGGGTCTATCAATGGGTTGTCTTGGGTTGTGAAGTGCCAGGACTTCCAATCAGGATCAGATTCCTCTTGGCCCATCTTGAACAGATCATAGAACCAGTTGCGCCCCTTGGGAGTGCCGATGAATATGGCTCTGCCCTTTTTGTCTGACAAAGAAGCACGAATCACCTGCTCCCAGGCTTCAGGCTTAATGTCCGCAACCTCGTCTAGCACCGCATAGGTAAGGGACACACCCCGCAGGGTATCTGGTCTATCAGCACCACGAACATAAATCTTTGCACCATTTATCATGGTGATATCCATATTGTTGATGTGACTGTTTTGGATAACATCCCGTCCAATCTCTAACAACACATCCCAAATGATCTGCCTTGCCTGTCCATTGGTGGGCGCAACATAGAGAACTGCACTTCCTGCTGGGCAACGCAATGCTTCAATAATTAGCGTAGTAGCCGCTAACCTAGACTTACCACAACGCCGACCAGCAGCCACAACCTTAAACCTTGTTTTGTCAGTAAAGACTGTTTGTTGCCAAGGCAGGAGTGAGAAGTTGAGGTCAGACATTTTTTGTTTCTACATCAGTCACATCTTGCAAGGGTTCTATCTCTACGCCACCAATGCCTGTGATGTTGATGGTAACGGCATTCCTTTGCTTGCCTTCTTTCTCAAACAGACTGACAGGAAGCATCCGATCCATACAGAGTTTGAGCATAGCCGCCTGTGCTGGGTGTTCATCATTCATGGCAATCTCAATTGCTTTGTGAACGACATTGGAACCTGCACTGTTTATCAGGAGGTCTTTGAGTTCTTTGATGCGCTGAACTTCAGTCTTTGGCAGGAGAGCCGCAGGTCTTTCAGCATAGGTAGCCATAGTGAACTTCTTGTTCACAGCACCCTTGGGGCGACCTTTTTTCTTTAGGTTGTTTGGCAGTGCATCAATCACATTCATACTTTACCCAGTTATGGAAGTTTGGTGAACTATACATTGTTTGACAAGTGGGGTAAACCCTAGTACATTCTTCACGGGGCCATCACCCAGCCCTCCATGCGGTTGAGCCGACCAAGTGGGATAAACATGGCAAATCAGGCGAGTTTCTAGTAGGACTCCCTCAACGCTGAGATAGCGCCAGGGACTACCTGAACGGGGCAAAGTAGCTTGTACAAAGGTTGTCTGACAAACAACAGTTGTCGCCTAGGAACGCAAGTTCACGCTATCAAGCGTATAAACAAGAGGCTCACTTCTTTAAGAAGTACCACCCTACACGGGTAATGGCTATCGTCTGTACTTCTTAATGTCTGTAGCACCTACTCCCTTCCCAACAAAAGCTAGTCATTTTTGTAGGTAATCCTAGGTTGGCTTTTCTTGTACGGAGGAGGCACCACAAAATCTCTCACACCACGACCACCCCCTCCCCCCCTACAAACCCTTAAGGGTAAACCCTAATAGGGTAAGTACCTAGGTAGAAACCCTGAGAATTAATTAACCGACCGGTCGGACGGTTTATGCGTAAATTGCATAGGCACCTTTTCGGGTAGACCTACTGTACACACAATTGCATACAGGATTGTATACACTATACTAGAACATAGATTGTTATCCGTATACTTT